GGTTTGTCTGCCGAGGGCAAGGCCGATTTCGTTACCGAGTTGGAGATGGCCCAATTGTACGCCATGCGCTACATGATGGTGCAGGCGCTCGACAACGCGCTCTCCAGCATCATTTGGGACTGGGATGCCGAGTTCCCTGACGCCGCGAGCAAGATTCAGGCATCCGAAGATTCCATCAGACAGTTTCAAGCGGCATACCTCGAATTCCTGCCGAAGTACCTGGCCATGCCCGGGGAGAAAGGCGCGCCCGCGCCCGAAGCGAAAGCCGGCCGCCGCATCAGCGCAACCACCCGCAAGGAAATCGAGGACGCCATTAAAAAATTACAGGCACTCTTGGAGGACGAAGCCGCCCAGCCCGCTGAGGGCGACGGCACTTCGAAATCCGGAGCCGCCGATTCCGCCAAGTCCGAGCCGGCGAGCGCCACTCAGACGAAAGCACCCAATACGGAGCCGGTCCCGGACCACTCGGTATTGGCCATTCCTGCGCCGGATGTCCGGTGCGCATTAGGACTGTAGTTTCAACCTCTCTCTAAAGGAGACATGCCATGACGGATCAGGAAATCATTGCGGCGCTCACCGACTACCGGACGAAAATGGACGCCGCCTTCGCTGCCATGGAGACCAAGAATGCTTCGCTGCACGCGAAATACGAGGCCTCCGTGCAGGAAATCGACAAACTCAATGCCCAACTCAAGTTGTCGCTGCCACTGGGCGGCGCCGAACACAAGAGCCTGGGCCAGCGCTTCATCGAGGCCGAGCAGTTCAAGGCCGTATTTTCTCCGGGATGGAGCCGGACGAAAGCCAGCGTCACACTGGAGCAGAAACTCGGCGTCACTACCACCACGGTCGGCGGCTACGGCACGCCGGGCGTGCTGCCATACCAGGCCACCGGCTACATCCAGCCCGCGCGCCAGCGGCTGTTCCTGCGCGATCTGCTGCCCGTGATTCCGGCCACCGCCGGCGTCATCCAGGCGATAAAGCAGACCAGCTTCACCAACGCGGCCTCGCCGCAAACCGAAGCACTCGCCAAGGCTGAGAGCGATGCCGAGTTCGAAGTCTACTACATGCCGGTGCAGACCATCGCGCACTTCATCACCGCCACCCGCCAGGTGCTCGACGACTGGCCGCAACTGCGCGCCATCATCGACACCGACATGACCTATTTCCTGAAACTCAAGGAAGAGCAGGAGTTGTTGAGCGGGACCGGCACCGGCCAGCATCTGCACGGCCTGACACAGGAGGCTACGGCATTCAGCACCGCCCTACTGGGCAGCGGCTCGTGGAATAAAGCCGACGTCCTGCGGCGCGCAATCGAGCAACTCGAAAACACGTTCTTCGATGCCGACACGATGGTCGTTAACCCGACCGATTGGGCCGACATCGAACTCACAAAGACCACCGGTACGGCCTCCAGCGGCGAGTATGTCATCGGTGACCCGAAAGCCAGTCTGCCGCGCAGCCTCTGGGGCAAAAACCTTGTAGTCACCCCGGCAATCACGGCCGGCACCTTCCTGGTGGGGGCATTTCAGATCGGCGCCGCGATCTACGATCGCATGGCCACCACCATCGATGTCTCGACCGAATACAGCGACTACTTCGCGAAGAACAAAGTGGCAATCCGGGCAGAGGAACGCTTGGCGCTCGTTACGAAATACGGCGAGGCATTCATCTACGGATCGTTCTCCACTTCCCCGGCGTAGACGCCGGATAACCCCTGGGACATTGGGCGGGGCTCCCGTTCAACCCCGCCCCATTTTGGGTCGAGCGATTCCCCCATGCTGCTCATCGCCATTCGCCAACTCTGCGGAGACTACGGCGTAGTTGCTCCCGGCGCGCGCTTCGAATGCTCCCCACGCGATGCCGAGAGCCTAATGTCCCGTGGTCTCGCGCGCCTGGATATCGCCTCGGCAATCGAGGCGGCGATACCGCAGTACGAAACCAAAGTGGTGGCACCCGCGGAGAACAAAGCCGCTCCGCCCGCAACCCCGCCGGCTGTGGTTCAGCCAGTGATCGTAGTCGCCGCCACAACCGAACAGCCGCGCCGCGAGCACTCCCGCCCTCGCGGGCGCCGGAGATAATTGAATGCCCGTCCGTGTCGTCACGCCACCCGCCAGTGAGCCCGTGTCGATAGCCGAGGCCTGCGGTGCCCTGCGAATCGACGGCGATGAACTGAACTTCGAGGTGGAGCGCCTGATCTCCTCCGCGCGCCGGGCCATCGAAAACGAGATGGCACACGCGCTGCTGGAGCAGACGCTGGAGCTCGTGCTGGACGATTTCCCCGTGTGCGGCTATGCCATCGTTCTGCCGCGGGCTACCCCGCTCCAGTCCATCGTGATCGTGACGTACCGGGACTCGGACGGCACCACCCACACGATGCCCGAGGCCGATTACATCGCCGATACTGATTCGCAACCCGGTCGCCTCGTGCTGGCCTATGATGCCTCCTGGCCGTCGTTCACACCATACCCGACCGGCGCGGTGCGCATCCAGTACATCTGCGGAGCACCGCTCACGTCGCCTGTGGAGCCATTCCCGGCAAATTTGAAACAGGCGATTCTGCTGCTGGTGCGGGACCAGTTGGACCATCCGGGCGAGGGTCCGGGCAGCGCGGGCTATGAGGCCTCCCTAAGGCGCGCAATGGCGCACCTGGTGGGCGGGGAACAGCGAGTCTGGGCATTCTAATGCAACCCCTCGTGACCTGTATCATGCCCACGGCCAACCGCCGCGTCTTTATCCCCGGCGCGATTCGTTGCTTTCTCGCGCAGGACTACCCGGCGCGCGAACTGCTGATCCTGGATGACGGCACGGACTCCGTGCGGGATCTCATACCGCCAGACCCGCGCATTCGATATGACCGATGCAGCCGGCTGGATCTCGGTAGAAAACGCAATCTCGCCTGTGCGATGGCACGGGGCGAGATTATCTGCCACATGGACGATGACGATTGGAGTGCCCCCGGGCGCCTTTCCGATCAGGTGGCGCTATTGCTTTTCATTGGGGCTGAAGTCGGCGGCTACCGAGAAATGGCCTTTGCGGACGAAGCCAGCCGGAAAGCGTGGATCTATCACGGGGGTCGCGATTATTGTGTGGGGACCTCTCTGATGTACACCGCAGGATTCTGGCGGATGCATCCGTTTCCTCCGCTCCAGGTGGGGGAAGACGGCGCGTTCCTTAATGGCAGCCGGAGACGCGCGGTATCCGATGGTGCGGGCATGATGGTTGCGCGCATTCACCCGGCGAGCACGACGCGTAAGTGCGCTGCGCAACTGGGGCCGCCGACATGGACACCGCTCGAATGGGCCGCGCTACCGGAGGGCTTCCGGTGCGCCTGATCGCGCTGCGCCAGCTCTGCGGCGACTTCGGAGCGGTGGGGCCCGGGCAGGAATTCGAGGCCTCCGAGAAGGACGGCGAAGATTTGCTGTCGCGCAGACTGGCGGAACCGGTGCCATACGGGCCGTGCCCGCGATTCTCTATCGTGGTGCCATCCCGAGATGCGGGAAACCTTGGGCCCTGCTTGCAGGCTGTCCATGGGCAGGACCCTGGGTTCCACCGCATCATCCTGGTAGATGACGGCGTGGACTTGGCCGCGATGAGAAACCTGCTCGATGGCGGCGTGATCGTGCCCGGCATCAAGCCGTTCATATTCGCGCGCAACTGCAACTTGGGCATCCAGGCCGCCGGTACCGACGACGTGCTCTTGCTCAACGATGACGCGCTGCTGCAAACCCCGGGCGGGTTCTCTGCGCTGGCGCGCACCGCGGGCGCGCACCCCGACTACGGCGTAATCTCTGCGGCCGTGAGCCTCACCGGAAATTCCAATCAGCGTTTGCGGCCCGGGATGGCGCTGCGGCACGAGCGGCGGATGGTCTGTTTTGTGGCTGTTTATCTCCCGCGCTCGGTAATCAACCGCGTAGGCATGCTCGACGAACGTTACGTCGGGTATGGATGTGACGATGACGATTACTGCGTTTCTGTTCGAGCGGCGGGCCTGAAAATTGGGATTTACGACGGCTGCGTGGTGGATCACGGTTCGCTGAAAAGCACATTTCGCGGTAATCCAAAGCGGCCGGGCAGCTTTCAAAAAAACCTTCAGATATTCAAGGAAAAATGGGGGCACGACAATTGGGGGAGGCCGGCATGAAATTGAATCTCGGCTGTTCGACTGACCTCCGCCCCGACTACATCAATATTGATATCTACCCGCCGGCCGATGAACTTGTGGATCTTTCAAAGGCCTGGCCGTGGTCGGATTCCAGCGTTGAATATATCCGCGCGCATGACATCGTAGAACACCTGCCGAGCAAGATCTTGACCATGAACGAAGCCTGGCGCGTGTTGAGGCCCGGCGGCAAGTTTGAGATTTTCGTACCGACCACGGACGGCCGCGGCGCCTTTCAAGATCCGACGCACGTTTCGTTTTGGACGCCGAATGATCTCTTCTACTTTACTGCCGGAGTCCCGGAACGTGAGCGATTCGGGAAGTCGTACGGGATTCTGGCGCGGTTCCGCATCGTTAGCCAGCAGCACTCGGAGTATTCGAATAAGGTGTGGAAACTGATGGCTGTGTTGGAGGCGGTGAAGGCATGATCGCCGGACTCCTAAGGGTTAAGGACGAATGCCGGTGGATCACCCGGGTAATCGACTCCATGCGGCCGGTCTGTGATGAAATCTTCGTGCTCGATGACCACAGCACGGACGGCACTCCGGAATTGTGTGAACAGACCGGGGCCATCGTTTGCCGCTCCACCTTCACGGGACTCGATGAAGCGCGGGACAGGGATTACCTGTTGAATGTCGCGCAACAAAGTAAGGCCGGATGGGGGTTGTTCATGGACGGCGACGAACTTCTGGAGCCGGGATGGGGGGACAGAATCCGCGCATTGACAGGCGGTAGTCCTGACTCCTACAAGTTTCGTTTTGTCTATCTGTGGGACCGCGAGGATCAGATGCGCGTGGATGGTGTGTACTCGCGGATATGGCGGCAATCGTTCTTCCGCGTTCTGCCTGGTCAGTCATTCATGCGGACGAATTGCGGCGGAAATTTCCATTGCGGTTCCGTTCCTAAGTCGCTGTTCAATAATGGAACGGCATGCGAGGCGCGAATATTCCATCTCGGCTACCTGCATCGTGAAGACCGTGTGCGCAAGTATGAGTGGTACAACCGTGTCGATCCGAACAACCACCTAGAGGACCGCTACAGGCACGTGGTTGTGGGGGATCTATTCCCCGCCAGCGCGAGGTTCCTGCACGGCGGCCCGCTGAGGCTCCAGCCGGTGGCGTGACATGGCATTCCCCTACAATTTAGACCGCCGCATCAAGATCCTGAACCCGCCGAGTGGCACCAGCACCACCGGCGAGCCGACGACGGCCGGCACGGAGGTCTGCACCGTATGGGCCGCATTCCGGCCGATGCGCGGCCGGGAGATCAACGCGAGCGGGCGCGACGTGGCCGAGGCGTTTGATCTTTTCGTAATCCGATATCAGGCGGCGATCGACGAGACCATGCAGGTGGAGTTCGGCAGCGATACCTACCAGATTCACCGGATGGCGGAGCTGGGCCGCCAGGAGGGGC